GGGATGTCAGCCGAGTCAGAGCGCAGGGGGAGCGGCTTAAGGTTTTCGGGGGCCGCGCTAGTGGACCCGGACCATTGGTGCAGCTGTTCAAGCAAGTCATTGAGATCTTCAAGGGCGCAGCGGGCCGCAAGCTAAACAGCTTGGAATGCCTCGACATCATGACCCACATCGGAGCATCAATTATTGTGGGCGGGGTCAGGCGCTCGGCAATGTTGAGCCTCTCTAACGTCAGCGATGATCGCATGCGTCTCGCCAAGTCTGGTGCTTGGTATGACGCACACGGCAACCGAGCACTGGCGAACAACAGCGCAGCCTACACAGAAAAACCTGAGTTTGCTGTGTTTCAGCAAGAGATGAAATCGCTCTACGAGTCCTACTCTGGCGAACGCGGGATCTTCAACCGCCAAGGGATTCAGAAAAAGATTGCGGAGCACGGACGCCGTGACCCTGATCAGGAATTCGGTTGCAACCCTTGCGCTGAGATCGCACTCCCGAGCGGAAATGGGGGTGGTTCAGCATGCAATCTATCCGAGGTAGTCATCCGTCCCGGCGACACCCTTGCCTCTCTGAAAAAGAAAGTCGAGATCGCTGCCATCTTTGGAACGCTGCAGTCCACCCTGACAAATTGGTCCTATGTTCGCAAGAAGTGGATCGAGCAGCTGGAGACTGAGCGGCTTCTCGGCATCAGCTTTACGGGTATATGTGACCACCCAGTGATGAGCGGACAAGAGGGCTACGACAAGCTGGGCAAGTGGCTGCGCGAGCTGCGCGATCACGCCGAGCAGGTAAATGAGCGGTGGGCTGAGAGACTGGGGATTACCCCCTCTCACTCAGTATCCTGTGTGAAGCCATCTGGGACGGTTTCCCAATTAGTAGATAGCAGCTCAGGCTGCCACCCCAGATACGCGCATACCTATACACGGCGGGTGCGCCAGAGCCTAACCGACCCCCTTACCCAATTCCTCATCGATCAGGGCGTCCCTCATGAGCCCTGTGTGATGCAGCCCGACAGCACGATGGTGTTCGACTTTCTGATCAAGTCACCCGAGCACAGCCTGACTGTCGCTGACATGGGAACCATCGATCAGCTGGAGCTGGCGAAGTGCTACGGCCAGAACTGGAGTACGCACATGGTCAGCTGCACCGCATATTACTCCGATGACAGCTGGTTTGAGGCCTGCCAGTGGATTTGGGATAACTGGGATGACGTTGCCGGAATGAGTTTCCTCCCGCATGACGGAGGCCGGTATGCACAGGCCCCATATGAGGAGATCTCTCTGGCTGAGTACACGCAGAGGAGCCTCTCCATCGACCCCATCGACTGGTCACTGCTGCCGAGCTACGAGCGAGGCGACACCACAGAGGGAGCCAAGACGGCTGCCTGCGTTGGCGATGCCTGCGAACTGTGAATCGAGGGGACCTAACTATCTGGCCGCGCCATTACGCGGCCCAGATTCTCGCTGCAGCAACCAAGGAGGAACAGCTGAGTATTTTTCAATCGGTACCGGAGCACCTGCGCGAGCTGGTGCGTGATCACTGCTACACGGCAAGGAGCTTGACACATGGACGAGGAAAGTTATTCGGGGGAAATAGTAATGCTCGATGATGCATTTGCAGAGGCAATAGTGGGTGTGCAGTACACGGAAGATGGGAACCCGGAGATCACCTACAACGGGCCGCTGCTGCTTGAGCTGCACATGTCATTCGGATTCTCAGAGCAGGAGGCGTATGACGAAATTGATGACTGGCGCGGATCAGAAATCAATGTCCTCTGGCCGGTCAATCTGGTTGTAAAACCAGACCGCCCTAACCTCACTGTGGTCCCGAACAATAAGGACCTGCACTGATGGACGGCATGACCACGGGCAAGCCCTTCAACGAAAACACAATGCTCCGGGATGGCAGCGGTCAGGTCACGGGGAGCTGGGGCGAGCACACATTCATGAACTGGCTTTTCTTTGCCGGCATCCCATTCAGCTATGTGGGTCCCGAGCAAGAGGGCAAGCAGCGCGGGCGTCACTACGACTTCACCGTGGGCCGCTGCGCGATCGATGTGAAAACCAAAAAGCGGACTGTCATGGCTCAGCCCTCTCATGACGCTCATGTGCTGAAGACTGACCAGTTTAAGCCCTGCCATGTCTACGTGTTCGCTTCAGTCATGAAGCGGACCCCTCAGCTCATGGGGTGGATAGGCAAGGATGAGTTTTGGAGCAGGGCCAAGATCGTCAGCGAGGGCGATAAGGATGGGAACTTTGTCGAGTGGGATGACGCTGGCAAGTTGAAATACAGCGACCTAAAACCAATGGGGGACCTTCGTTATGCCTTTCGGAAAAATAAAGCGGTTGGCATCGGACGCGGCTCTAAGTAACTGCGTCAGAGCACGGGCCAAATGGAGTTGCGAAAAGTGCGGGACCTATTACCCGGAGGACAGACGGAAGGGGTTGCAGTGCAGCCACCTGATCGGCAGGGGTCACTACGCAGTGCGATTCGATCCAAGGAACTGCATGAGCCTATGCACCGGCTGCCACCACGAAGTCACCGCTCACCCGATCATGCACATCCAGCTGTGGCGGGAGCAATTTGGAAGCATTCACGGGAGGGATTCCAGCGATGTTGAACTTAACGCGCTTTTGGCGAGATCGGCATGCGAAGAGCGATCAGTCTACGCCAGAAACAAAGACAACCAAAAGCTCATTGCAGCCCACTACAAGCAGCAATTTGCAGAACTCATCGAGTACGCAGAAGCCACGGAATGGGAGGAAGAAAGATATGAGTTTACGCCATGCAAGTATCGGTAAGCGCATCATGGTAATCCCGGACACTCAGGTTAAGCCGGGGGTCAACACCGATCACCTTGAGTGGGCAGGCAAGTACGCAGTCAAAATGAAACCAGACGTAATCGTCCACCTCGGGGATCACGCAGATTTTCCGTCCCTGTCCATGTGGGACAAGAAAGGCGGCAAGCAGATGGAAGGCAAGCGCATCATGGCTGACTTTGATGCCGCCAACGATGCTTGGGCCAGACTCAACGCGCCCATCGACAAGGAGATTGCGAGACTCAAAAGGGGCAAGCGCCGAAGCTGGTCACCTCGCCGCGTGATCACGCTGGGCAACCATGAGGACAGAGTGACTCGATTTGTCAATTCTGATGCAGCGTGGGACGGCGTCATCGATCTGGACATGCTCGATTACGAGCGTTCCGGGTGGGAAGTCTACCCCTACCTGCAGCCAGTCGAGATCGAGGGCATTGCGTTCGTTCATCTGGTTTGCAGCGGGATTATGGGCCGCTCAATTACCTCTGCTAGAGCGGGGCTGTCGAAGCGTCATCAGTCATTTGTGCAGGGTCACTGTCAGCTGCGCGATCTGGCAGAGACCACTGATGTGATGGGCCGCCGGCAGACAGGTCTTATCGCGGGAATTTTTTATTCTCACGATGAGGCGTATCTCAATCCCCAGACAGGGACCGATAACACTTGGTCAGGCATCTGGATGCTGCACGACTGCAAAGACGGGGAGTTTGACTACATGCCCGTTTCGATGAATTTCCTCCGGGAGAAATACGCATGAGGATCATTCTGGAGGTTGATCCGGAGGAGGTTGAGTGGGCGAGCGGCACCTATGCGCGAGCCCATAAGGAGACGGTCGAGGCTTGGGGCGTCCCCCAATCGTGGGATGAGGTGGACTATCAGCTGATCGGCTATTTCGGCAACACGCGCATCAGTTTCTACGATGAAGATGATGAGTGGGAAGCAATCAAGTACGTCATGGGAAACAGGAGGATGGGATGAGCATGAGCGACGTTTCGCCGTCGAAGCGACTGAACGACGCAAGCGCAGCCGACTGGGATCGGGTGGGCAAGGTGGACATGGTGAATAAGCCGCCCCACTACAACACCGGGGGAGTCGAGACGCTGGACGGGATCAGGGCAGCAATCGGCAGGGAGCACTTTATCAGCTACTGCCAAGGCAACGTCCTCAAATACGTCTGGCGCTGGAAGCATAAAGGAGGTGTCGAGGATTTGAGAAAGGCAA